AGCTCGCAATAGCTGAAGCGGCAACCGGGGCTACGGTGATTGAATCTTCCGTACCAGTAGTTCTTAACTTATCTCTCCCGCCTGCAGCCCAATTAATCTCCGTTGTTAATAGTCAACCATTTGAAGGGCGTACCCTCAAGCAGTGGATGAAGCGGTCCCAGCAGGCAGATGTTCAAAGGATGCTAACCCTTGCCAAGATAGGGGTTACCCAAGGTCTGACACCTACCCAGATAACACAGTCCGTTGTTGGCACCAAAGGTATGCGCTATCGAGATGGCGCGATGCGAAAGGCTTTTCGGGATGTTGAATCAGTTTTATTGACATTGACTAATGGGGTTCAACAAGAAGCAAAGCAGGCTCTCTATGCTGCTAACGCTGATGTATTAGATAAAGAGTTATTCGTTAATACCCTTGATGCAAGAACTACCATTGAATGTATCGGAGCCGGTGAAGCTAATGAATATGGTCTTGGTAAAGGGATCTACCCGTTAGGTAAGGGACCAATCCCACCTCTACATTTTCGATGTCGTTCATTACGTGTACCATATATCAATGCGGAAGCCTTGGGGGATCGACCTTTTAACCCAACAACTGAAAAACAGCTCTTGCGGGAGTATGCAGAGAAGGCTAAAATAGGGACGGTTCGAAGTAGAGGTGACCTGCCTTATGGTCATAAGACTAAATACGATGCGTTTGCCAGAGAGAGGAAGAGAGCCTTGATAGGTACGATACCAGCTCAGACCACTTATGGTACCTGGCTCAAACGTCAATCCAAAGAATTCCAGAATGAAGTCCTTGGGCCAACCCGGGCGGAAATGTTTCGCCAGGATAAGCTCAGTCTGGATAAGTTTGTGGCTCGCGATGGCGATGTCCTGACTTTGGACGAGCTGCGTAGTAGGGGATTAGAGGTGCCGGATAATACCGGTTGACCCAGACCTCCAGCGCATTGAACCGCCTACCACGTCAAAGTGCATGGGCACTTATCAACTAAAATGGAGTGATTCCGTATGTTAAAGTTTAAATATGCAAGCCAAGATGAAATCCCTGAAGAATACCGGGGCCTGTACACCGAAGTAAGTGGTGAGTGGGTTCTTACCGGTGTTTCTGGGATCAAGACTCAAGATGATGTTGATCGCCTTCAAGAAGGTCTCCGTAAGGAGCGAGAGGATCACAAAAAGACCAAAGACACCCTACGTACCTATCAAAGCATCGGTGATCCTGAAGAAGTTCAGGCTGAGCTGGACAAAATTGAAGAATACAAAGCAGCGGCCGATGGTAAAATGGATGATGAAAAAATCAACCAGATTGTTGAATCTCGCATCAAATCACGTACTGCACCACTGGAACGCCAGATCACTAAACTGACTGAAGAACGCGATGGTCTTCAGTCTACCGTTGGTGAATTTGAAACGAAGGATAAACGCCGTACTATTCATGATGATCTTCGTAAAGCAGCTACTGGTGCCAAGGTCCGGGATACTGCTATGGATGACATCATGATGTATGATAGTCTGTTTGAGGTTAATGAGCTCGGTAAGGTTGTCACCAAAGACGGCGTTGGAGTTACACCAGGTGTCGACGCTTCTGTGTGGATAACCGAAGCCAAGCAAAACAAACCACATTGGTGGCCTGAATCACAAGGTACCGGTGCTCGTGGTGGTGACGGTAATACTGGCTCTACGAACCCATTCGCAGCTGAGAACTGGAACTTGACTGAACAAGGTAAATTGGTTCAGCAGGATCGGATCAAAGCGGAACAGATGGCGAAATCCGCAGGTACTACCATTGGTGGGCCGAAGCCTGCTGCCAAAGGTAAATAAACCGTTGCCAATGTCAATTCATTTGGCCTAGAATAAAGGCAACCTCAATGTGGGGTTGCCTTTTTTAGTTGGGCTAGCGGTCATGGGATTCGCGGCTCTGGATTAAACCCCTAAGCTAACATCCTATAGGAGGATCTATCATGGCTACTGGACCAATCACACAAATCGCGGACGTAATCGTTCCCGAGATTTTTAACCCATACGTTCAACAAATGACTGAAGAAAAGTCACGCCTGGTTCAATCCGGTGTTGCTATTCGAAGTGCCGAAATGGATGATTTCCTTTCTGGCGGTGGTCTGACTGCGAACGCTCCTTCCTTCAAAGACCTGGACAATGACGCCGATAACGTTTCCACTGACGTGGGTGACGATGACTTCACCGGTGGTTCAGCAAACTCCGCTCCGAAGAAAACCGGTACCTCAAACGAGATTATGGTTCGCCTGTCTCGTAACCAATCCTGGTCATCTGCGGATTTGACCTCAGCCTTGGCTGGTGCAGATCCAATGAACAGTATTGCGAATCGTGTTTCTGATTATTGGGCACGCCGATTGCAAGCGGCTTTCGTAGCTACAATGAATGGTGTCTTCGCAGATAACGATGCGGCTCCTTCCGGTTCTGAGCATACTCAAGGTGACTTGACTAATGATGTATCTAGCGGAGGTTACTCTGCTGGTGTTACTGATTTCAGTGCAGAAGCCTTTATCGATGCCGCTGTTACTATGGGCGATTCGATGGGTGACCTTTCTCTTGTTTGTGTACACTCTATTGTGTATGCGCGCATGCAGAAAAACAACCTGATCGACTTCATTCCTGATGCTCGCGGCGAAACTAACATCCCGACTTTCCTCGGTCGTATCGTGATCGTTGATGACGGTGTACCTAACCCATCCTCTGGTATCTTCCACACTTGGTTGTTCGGTGGTGGAGCTGTTGGTCTGGGTATGAGCGCACCGAAAGTACCTACTGAGACTGCGCGTAAGCCAGACTCTGGTAACGGTGGTGGTTCGGAAGTTCTTTACAACCGTGTTGAATGGGCAATCCACCCAGTTGGCCACAAGTACGCCGGTACTCCTGCGAATGGTGGCCCTTCAAACGCGGCGACTTCCAACAACCTGGCTCACGCCGATTCTTGGGAGCGTGTATATCCTGAGCGTAAGCAAATCAAAGTTGCGCGATTGATTACCCGCGAGTTCTAATCGAAGGGGCCGAAGCCCCTTTTTTGGACTTCCATTCGTTACTAGAGGATACGAACATGAAAGGTTTACCAAGATCTCGTAGTCGAGGTCGCCCAGAAGTCAATCCGATTCAGAAGCTCCGAATCGCCATTGACGAAACTATGCAATTCACCGGTATTACCACTACTGTTGTTCGCCAAGAAGTCGTAATCGGTGATTTCCCTGAAGGGAACATCTTACTCCTTGGTGCTACAGGGTATGTGGGATTAACAGGCCCAACCAGCGCAGATCTCTCCGATACTTTCGCTGGGGATTTTTCTGTTGGTAGTGCCCCTAACGCCGATACTTCCCTTTCTGGGAGTGAGGTAGATATCCTGCCAGCTACTGCGCTTGGCCCGGCTACTGCAGAAGCTATTGCCCTTACCCGGGCGGCTAATGCTACCGCGGTGATGTTGGACAATACAGATGGCTCATTAGAGGTGAATCTGAATGTCCTGATTGATGCTGATAATATTACTAACGCTGTGGCAGTAGATATTGCTGTTCAGGGTTTTGTTGATATTGCCTACATCGTTTTAGGTGATGACTAATCCTCCGGGGTTAGTCATTTAATTAACTCGGAGGACCCATAAATGAACGACAAAATCAAAACAGCCTTATTGGCACTTGATCCTGAAAAGGATGCTCACTGGACTACAGATAACCTTCCGCGCCTTGATGTTATGAAGGAATTGGTAGGTGCTGAAGTAAGCCGAGCGGACATCCAGGCCGTATCGAAATCCTTTAATCGGAAGAATCCGGTTATCGAAGCAGAGAAGCCACCAGCGCCCACTCCTGGTACCCCACCTGCACCGGCTGCTCAAGAAACAACTGAGCCGGACGCGACCGAAGACCTTTCAGCGAATATGCCCGATGTGGACAAGGCTGTAGAAGTTGAATATGAAAAAGCTGGCCAGGCTTTGATTGCCGCACGCCAACGCTACCAGAAAGCTCAGGAAGCAATGGACGAAGTGATTGCTCATCGGGAAAAAGAATCTGCCAAGATTACTTTTGCTGACACAGTAAAACAGTTCCAGGAATCACAGCGTAAGCAACGAGAAGCCCGGGTTGGTCAGGCTAAAGCTTTGTCTGCGGCTTTAAAAACAACTGATGGCTCAAAGGTATAAATCATGGCCCGCAAATTTGGAATCAAGTTACCGAAAAAGCTATACCCTAGTGGTTGGCCTTCCAATTTGCGGGCAGTGCTTTACTTGAATAAAGAACGCCGTGATGAAAATTTAGGCTTTGGTACTTATCCTCCAGCGTAAGGTGACCCAGAATGCCAGTATTTTTAGTTGAAGATGAAACCGGTCTGGAAGACGCCACCTCATATGTATCAGAAGCATACGCTGACGATTACCTAGGTTCTAGCTGGGCTGTTGATACTGCCGCTAAAGAAGCGGCCCTAATGGCCGGCACTGAATATGCTGATGCCCGCTGGGGCGCCAGATTAAAAGGATATCCTCTAGTAACCACACAAGGGCTCGAGTTTCCACGTCAGGCCATTTACGATCGGTATGGTAACGCCATTGAAGGTGTTCCGGACGATTGGAAGAAGGCCGTTTGCCTATACGCATCTTATTATGTCGGTGGAACCCTTTATCCGTCTATCCCAACCACTGCAAAAGATATCAAAAGAAAGAAAACAGTGGTTGGACCTATTACTACCGAGGTTGAATACCAAGGTAGCGCGGTCGCCACGAGCTTTTTGAAATTCCCCCTTGCCGACCGGCTAGTGAAGGGGTTTCTTTATGGTGGCGGCGGAAGTGGCGGGGCTATAAGGAATTAAGTTATGGCTGCTTCAGATACCTTCTATTTAGAAATTCAAGCCGAAGTCGATACCGTTTTGGATGAGCTCGGTACTTCCTACAATGTCCGGGGTAATTCCACGTATGATTCAGACACTTTAGAGACTACAGCTGGAGCACCTAGAAGTGTAGTAGGATTAGTTGCTGATCAACAAGTAGCTACTAGCCTAGCCAAGACAGGTGGTATGGAAACTGATTTATCCTGGATCGGGGTTAAAACACTGATCCTTAAAGCGTCCGCATCTCCTTTATCCAATGAAGAGGTGCAAGTAGATGGTAAATGGTTTCCATTATCAAAGGCAGTACCGATTAAACCGGCTGAAATAGTAGTTGTCTATCTTTTGGATGTAACCCGATGAGTTTTACTGATGACTTAAATAATTTCAGAAAACTGACAAAGGCCAAATATGAAAGGGTCAAACGTCTATCCGCTTTTGATTTATTTTCAGCCATCGTCCTTTCTACCCCAGTCGATAAAGGGGTTCTTCGTAATAACTGGTTCGCTGCTAATGGTACTCCGAATACTTCTACAACTGAAGGTGGATCATTACCCGGCGCGGTAATTAGTCGTATCAAGGTTGAATTAAATAAAGTCACCCTTGATAAAGATATCTACTTTACGAATAACCTTCCGTATGCTATCCCGATTGAGTTCGATGGCCTTTCACCTCAGGCACCAAATGGTATGGTGCGCATTAATACTGGCCGGTGGAATACTATTGTTGCCCTGAATGTTAAAAAGGTGAACCGGCGATGAGTAATTATACTGATATTGAAAAGGCTTTAGTTAAAGCATATCAGGCTGTTGGGACTCTTGTCCCGACCGGATATCCTGGCGCCGAGTTGGCCGAAGAGGATAAGCCTGACGATTTGTGGGCACACGTACACAATGTTCGTACTGACAGTGTCCCGGTTACCCTTGGCGATGCTGGGGAAGATAACCATAACGGATTCCTGCAGATTGACCTGAACTATCCGAAAGGAAAAGGATCAGGGGATCTATTAACTAAAGCTGACGAACTAGCGACAGCCTTTCCAGCGGGCCGCACCTTAACCTATAATGGGCAGGAAGTCAAGGTTTTGAGCAGTGCGCTCGGGCCTGGTCGATATGTAGGTGGCTACTATCGAATTAGTTTAACCATTAACTACTATGCGCGAACGCCGCGCAATCCTTAGGAGGATATTGATATGGCAAATGGTAGCCGCCACTCGATCTATTCTGTCGAAGAGTCGACTTATGGCACAACTCCAAACAACCCTGCTTTGGATCTGGTTCGTATTACCGGAACCACTCTAGGGTTGGCAAAAGACAGTCTTCAATCTGAAGAGATCCGTTCCGACCGTCAAATCGCTGACTTCCGTCAGGGTGCGAACCAAGTCGGTGGAGACATTAACTTTGAATTGAGCTACGGGTCCTTTGATCAGTTCCTGGAAGCGGTATTGCTTTCAGCGGATTGGGCAGCGCCGGCGGATACCGGTGTAACTACCCTTAGCCAATCTGCAACTCAAATCACTCGAGCTTCTGGTAGTTTTGTTACTGATGGTTTCGAAGTTGGTCAGACCGCAGAGGTAACTGGTTTCGCGGGCTCCGGTGCAAACGGTACTGTATTAATCACCGCCGTCGCAGCATTAGCCTTGGATGTGACAGCTTTGGATGGTCAAACTCTAGCGGTAGAAGCAGGGGATGGTGATGAACAAGTAGTTGCCAATCCAAGTATCAAAGCTGGTACCGAACGCCGATCCTTTACCTTCGTTCGACACTTTGCGGATATTCAGACTGCGGATAATCCTTACTACATCTATCGAGGTGTAGAATTAAACTCCGTTCAGTTCACTATCGCTGCTAACTCGATGGTTACTGGTACCTTCTCTATTATCGGGCAGAGCCAGGAAACAGCCCAAGACTTAACCGGTCTTGGTACTCCAACTTATAACCCAGCGTCAACTACTTCCCCGTTAGATTCCTTTACCGGATCTCTCCAGGAAGGTGGAACCACTGTAGCTGTTGTTACTGAAATTAGTATGACTCTCCAGAATGGTATTGAGCCACGCTTCGTAGTTGGCAGTAAGAACTCTATCTACCCTTCAATTGGGCGATCTAACCTTACTGGTCAGGTGACCGCTTATTTCGAAGATTCTGACTTGGTGAACAAGTTCCTGAATGAAACGGAATCAAGCCTGGTATTCACCTTACCAGATGGGGCAGGCAACCAATTGCGGGTAACCATCCCTCGTATCAAATACACTGGCGGTCAGCCAGACGTATCCGGGGAAGGCCCAATCACCCTAGCAATGCCGTTCCAAGCGTTGTTGGATTCTACCGAGAGTTCCAACATTCGTATTGAACGGATTCCTGTATAACCCACCCTTGACTGAGGACCCAGCATGAAAGAGTTTTACACACGCCAAACGGCAAACGAGGGAGTTAACCTCCCCCTTTATCATCCGGACGGGACTTTATCCGAACACTATTTTGTTGTTCGCGGTATTGATTCAGACCATTTTCGGCAAGCAGAAGCAGCCGCTAAACGTAAGGCTGTTGACATTGCCCAGATCGAAAATGAGCAAGAGCGCGCTGAAGCCGTCCGGGAAACCGAACTCAAGTGTATTGCTGCATTGATTGCCTCGTGGAGTTTCCCCGAGCCATGCACAATCGATAATGTGGTTAACTTCCTTCGGGAGGCCCCACAAATTACTGATATGGTAAACCGGTTTGCAGCACGTAGAGCGGAATTTTTCTCAAAAAAGTCCACCAGCTCTGCGACTGGGTCAAAGCAGAAATCAAGCTCGAAAAAGTCCCAAAAGGATCAAAAGTAAAGCTTCGAGACCATTTAAAACAGGTCGAGAAAACTTTAGGACGAAAACCGAAAGAGCTTGCTGACCATCCGGATTGCCCAGAAGAGCTCAGATATATCTGGGATTGGTATTTAGAAATGCGGAGCGGCGAGGGCCTAACCTTTTCTGAGATTAAAGCTTGGGCCGAGCTAACCCACCAAACACCCCTAGCTTGGGAAGTGGATTTGGTACGCACCTTAGACCGCTTGTATTGGAGAGTTTTATATGACTGATTTAGCTAGCTTACAGATCCGGGTCCAGTCTCTTGAGGCTGAGGTTGCGGATCGCCGGCTAAAAGGTCTGGCCACAAGTGGTGCCCGCGCAGAGCGTGCTACTGATGGTTTAACAGCCACCTTTAAACGATTCGTCGGTCCAGTTGCTGCGGCAGCTGGAGCTGTGGCTTCCCTCCGTAAAGTCGTTGACGTCACCAGAGAATTTGAAGTCCTGAATGCCCAGTTAATAACGGCTACTGGGTCCGCCGATAAAGCTGGGGTTGCCTTCGAGGCCATTCAGGACTTCGCCACTCAAACCCCTTATGACCTGGCTCAGGTTACCGATGGCTTTGTTAAGCTAGTCAACCTTGGTTTGACCCCATCTGAAGCCGCTCTAACCTCCTATGGTAATACGGCCTCCGCGATGGGTAAAGACCTTAATCAGTTGATTGAGGCCGTTGCCGATGCCGCTACCGGAGAATTTGAGCGCCTGAAAGAATTTGGTATCCGGGCTAAGTCACAAGGGGATCAGGTATCCTTTACCTTCCGGGGTGTCACTACTACTGTTGGTAAGAATGCGGCTGAAATAGAGCAGTACCTCCAAGCTCTTGGTGAGAATGAATTCGCCGGGGCAATGCAAGAGCGGGTTAACACTTTAGACGGTGCCCTGTCAAACCTTGGGGACGAATGGGATAAACTGTTCCTTAATATTAGTAATCAAGGTGTCGGCGATGTAATTGAAGATTCCGTTCGGGTCGCAATTGATGTACTAGAAGAGTTGAATGCTATTCTAGCTTCTGGTCAATTCGAAGCATATCTGGATGCTATACTCGGTAAGTTTGAAGGGTTTGGTCGGGATGTCGCGACTACCATTGAAATCTTGACGGAGCTGTGGAACGATTTCCTAGGAACTAGTGAAGGGGAAGGTTTAGCAGGAGCCACTGGCGAAACAATCAAGTTCATTATTGAAGCTTTCAAAAACCTGCCAGAAAACATCCGGGCCGTTATTCAATTAATGGCTGTTGAGATTGCTGCTCTTGTAGATTACGGTAAAGCATACGGGGAAGCCTTCGGGCGC